GACTCTATTTAAAGAGACTGGTAAGTTTGTAGCAAAGTATAATCGCCTTCCCAGTATGGAAGCATTTAAAGTTGAGTTGGATCAATCCGATAAATTATCCAACGAACAACACAATATGGCAATGGATATTTTGCCACATATTTTCTCTGACGAAAGTGTTGATCAAGAATGGTTGGTTGATACAACAGAGAAATGGTGCCAGGACCGAGCTGTATATAATGCCATTATGGAATCTATTTCCATTATTGATGGCAAACATGAATCTCTTACTAAAAATGCCCTACCGGATATTCTACAAAAAGCACTTGGTGTTGCTTTTGATGTTAACGTGGGCCACGACTATATTGAGAACGTAGATAAACGATATGAGTTCTACCACACAGAGGAAGAGCGAATCCCGTTTGACCTCGAGTATTTTAATAAAATCACAAAAGGCGGATTACCAAATAAAACACTTAACATTGCTCTTGCTGGTACCGGTGTTGGTAAATCTTTGTTTATGTGTCACATGGCTGCTGCTTGCCTAACACAAAACCATAATGTCCTTTATATCACTCTTGAAATGGCAGAGGAACGTATTGCTGAACGTATTGATGCAAATCTGTTAAATGTTGCCATTGACCAAATTGATAAGTTGTCGAAAGATATATTTACTACCAAGGTGGCTAATATATCCCGTCAAACTACTGGTAAATTGATCATTAAGGAATATCCTACTGGTCAAGCACATACCGGTCACTTCCGTGGTCTGTTGAATGAACTCAAGCTCAAAAAACAATTTGTGCCTGATATTATATTCATTGACTACTTAAATATCTGTGCCTCATCAAGAATGAAAGGAATGGGCGGTGCCATCAACTCGTACAACTACATCAAAGCAATTGCCGAAGAAATACGTGGCCTTGCTGTCGAATTTGACCTACCAATCGTATCAGCAACTCAAACAACAAGAAGTGGATACTCAAACTCAGACGTCGGACTCGAGGACACCTCTGAATCGTTTGGCCTCCCAGCCACGGCAGACTTTATGTTCGCTCTTATCTCCACGGAAGAGTTAGAGCAGCAAGGCCAGATGATGGTCAAACAACTAAAGAATAGATATAATGATCCAACCTATCATAAAAGATTCGTTATCGGTGTTGACCGATCAAAAATGCGCCTTTATGATGTTGAAGAGAATCAGCAAACTTTAACTGATGATACACCATTATTTGATAAATCACAAAATGTAAAAAGATCTAAGTTTGAAGGATTTAAGCTATGAGTGACTTTGAAACACATGAAATTGGAACGGCACATGAATTAAAGCTATCACGGGCTTTATATGATGCTGTTACTCGTCAACTTAGTAATGAGTTTAACGATAAATCAATTAACACAGAAATTCGTAATGCTCATGATGAACTTCGTAGGCATTATCAGTGGCAAGTCCATATGTTGGATCTATCATGATTAAACACTTTACAGTCTGGTCAAAAGACAATTGTGCATATTGTGTAAGAGCAAAAGAACTCATTACACTTAAAGGTTACGCCTATGAGGAAAAGAAAGTCACTCAAGGTGGTTATACCATGGAACAATTATTAGAGACGGTACCCTATGCCAGAACTTTTCCACAAATTCTTGTGAATGGCGAATTGATTGGTGGTTATGAACATCTTGTAACATGGTTCCAGACAAATGACTGAAAAAGAACTATTGGATAGGGCTGAATGGTTTAGTGACCGACTTGATAAAGTTATTCAATTAGCCGATGATGAACAAGATCTAAAGATCCTAGCATTTGTAATGATGAATAAATCATCACACGCACTTGATGTGGTTGCAGGCGAAGAAGAACGTAAGTTTCATTTTAGAGAGTTTTCATGAAAGCAAAATTAATTAGTGTATCTAAACCCACAAGGGAGATGTACAATGAGGGAATTAATAACGCGCAGGACCTTATCGCATTCTGCGCCAGGGTCTCCAATCCCAATAATCAACTCAATCTCGGCACGGCAGAAAAGCTCATCAGATACCTGGCCAAACACAAGCATTGGTCACCTTTTGAAATGGTCTCAGCATGTATCGAAGTTGAAACTACACGTGACATCGCACGTCAGCTACTACGACACCGTTCCTTTTCCTTCCAAGAGTTTTCCCAACGCTACGCCGACCCAACGAAAGATCTGGAATTTGTACATCGGGATGCACGTCTTCAAGACGAGAAGAATCGACAGAACAGTATAGAACTTGATATGTCTGACGAACACCGTAAGTTGTCTTACATGTGGGAGAACCTACAGAGAGACCTCATTCAAAAATCAAAAGAGGTCTATGAGTGGGCAATTGCAAATGGTATTGCAAAAGAGCAGGCTCGGGCAGTTCTACCCGAAGGCCTTACAATGTCCCGTCTATATGTGAATGGGACGATTAGATCCTGGATCCACTACATCGAACTACGGTCGGGTAATGGTACCCAAAAGGAACACATTGAGGTCGCTAGAGCGTGTGCCTGTGCGATCCATGAGGCGTTCCCAATGATCGAGGAATACATCCAGGAAATGTAATACTTCGGTATTACACAAATCTTAAACAAAAGTATTATGTACATTAGTAGCCAGCATGTTATAATAAACTCTATTAAAACATGAAAGGTAAAAAATGTTTAAGAACTTTTTGATGGATCTCTTCCCCGCCCTCCTTTTGGCGGCTCTTATCGGTATGCCCTTTGGTTTGTACTTTCTATTTGTGATGCAACCTTAATACTTTTGTTTAAGATTTTAAATAAAACGAAATCTTAAACTTTAGTATTATGTACAAACTCACTAATCGTGTTATAGTACAACCATTGACCAAACAAAAGGAACTTGGAAATGTCTAAGCTCATCATCTTCACCCAGTATTGCGAAAACTACGGCACCGAAGCTGATCCGTACTGGAAGCTGAAGGGCGGCTTTGAGTACGTGGTTGAGGACCTGGACTTCGATGCCGACTACGAGTGGGCCGATGCCAAGGTCGACCAGATCCTGGCCAAGGTCCGTGATCAGGTGGAAACCGACAACGGGTTTTGCGAGGAATATATCCTCGGTTGGTCCATTCATTCGGATGATTACTTGACTGACTTCGAACGAGCTCAACTTGAGCTCAATGGCAAGATTGAATTTCCCACTAGGGTTTTGGAGGTGAGTGAAAATGCGTGAATCAACAGACTTTCTTTTGGAAATGGTCGAAGATGGTGAACTTGATCCAACTGCGGCGTTAGAGATGTGCCTAAAGTGGATGAGTGATGATGAAGTCGACAAGATGATCGAGGCCTACGAACTACGCTGTGTGCGTTGGCCAGAAGAACTAATGTTAGATAAGGAATGAAAATGTCTAATTTAAATGTTGGTGATGTTGCCAGTCTTTATGAAGAACTCGTATTGATTGGTGAAGTATATGGCGAATTAGATGCCGAAAGCAATCGTAAAATGGAAGCTCGGCGTGTAGAGATTTGCCAACTATTGGCAGAGGCAGGAGAAGAAGTATGGTCGAAATGATGTCCCGTTATGATATTGAAGTACCTAAGGACAAACTATATAATACGCGACACGGTGGTCCATGGGACCGTGGCTGGGCTGATGCATACTATCAACGGCCATGGCAACCCCATTACTATCTTGGCGATACTCAGTTCAGTGCTAGGGTTGAGTTACAAGATATGACGGCAGAAGACATTGTAGCATATACAGCAGGCTATAATGAGGCCGAGAAAGATGGACACTTTAAAGAGTGGGATTAATTGTTTACTTTTTGAGCTAGACGTGTTATAATATACATTTACATGAGGTAAGGCCTAACCCCACCTTATCTCGTGATGTGAACCGGGGTATTTCATTATGGAGTATTTTATGTCGAAACTTGCTAAACTTGAGTCTTACTTGGTTGACGGTGGTGTTGTGACCGCCAAGCAGATCAAGGCTATGTTCAAGCTTGCTAACCCTACCGCTGCCGTGAGTGAGCTGCGCCGTCGTGGTGTTGCCATCTACTCGAATCCGGCCACGTTGTACACTGGTGAGAAAACCACCAAGTACCGTGTTGGTACGCCTTCAAAGGCGATGGTTGCCGCAGCCTTTGCTGCTGGTTTCGCAGCCTAATCAAAGGGGCCTTGTGCCCCTTTATTCACCATGTTTAATAGATACTACAACATCGATTGGAATAAGGTAATGAATGAGACTATCATCGTGTATGATAAGGTCTATTTAAAATCTTATGTGACACCTGCACTGCTTGAACAGATGGACGAACTCGAAAATGAAGTATTAAAGAATGATTTGACTGATGCTAAAGACTTGTTGAAGAGGATTAAAAAGTGATCGATTATAAGTTCGATGAAGGTAGACACATAGGTGAGTTTAAAGATTATATCGACTCTACCTACAGCGGTCACTATTCAACCAATAAGTTTCAAGCAACTGAGTTTATTATTGACGGTGGACATGGTACAGGCTTTTGTATCGGTAACGTACTGAAGTACGCACAGCGTTATGGTAAAAAGGGCACCAGAGGTGATGCCCGTAAAGATCTAATGAAAGTGCTACACTACGCTCTGATTCAACTATACATTCACGACAATGAATTGGATCAACTAGAAGAGAATAGCAGTAAACAACCAAGCGGTTCCGCCAAGCGCCGCGCCTAGTAGACCAAACGCTACACTATACTCTACAAAAGCCCTACGCCGTCGCATCTGTTCATAGACCATCCTTTCCCTCTGGTCTTTGATGCGACGGCGTTCCTTTATGAACTCCTCGTACGCACCAGGTGGTCCATACCACTGGAACATCTCACGTATCTCTTTCTCCATCATAGCGATCTTATTGCGATACGCCACTGCCTCTAGTGCAGCTTTAGTGTCATCCTGAAACGTGAGCTTCTTGAATATTGAAGGCTTGGTCTTTTGCCCAGCCCATTCTTGTATATCAGATACATGACCAGCCCACTTAGCGAGCTGGCCAAACACGTCCTCTATATCTCTACCATGATTCACCAATGTCTGCACACCTTTAAATGCAGCAGACGCAGCGGCCATAGCCGTTATGGGA